TGTCAATTCCAAGAATTGTTGCTCGGGCTCCAGGAACACCTACCCGTTGTGCGTCAATTAGTGCAGCATTGATAATTGCTGTGAACTGTTCTTGCCACGAAAAATTGGTAGGGTCAGCCCAGTTGACTGTCACGTTGGCCAGGTCAATTCCGTTTATGTCAGTGACATCTTCTGTGGTTGATACTGAAAATACTTTGAGATAGCCCGAAGCTTCTATATTGCGTTTAGGAGTATAACTGACCAGGTTGGCAAGCCGAACCACACTGTCTCTACGTTCAGCCGAATCAATATAATTTTCTCTAGTGTTTAAGTCTGTGCGGAATGCCAAACTTTGGCCCATAAAGGCCATAACGTCCAGCAAGGCAATAAATTCTGAACTTTCAATGTAGTCATTGAATGTTTCTGGATAGTATAGACGTAAGTAATCTACAAAACTCTTGCGTAAGGTTTCAAAGTCATAGCTTTGAAAGTCAGCCTCTTGATACGTTTGATAGATTCTTTTCCAATCTTCAACGCCAAAAATTACTGTTTGTCTTGTAGTAGATGCCATAGTGATCCTGTGTTCTTGTATTTATGGAAATCAAAAACGGCGCAGTTAAACGTAACTAGCTCGGCGTTGTTGCTGATTAAAAAATATACTCAACTGTTGTGCAGTGGTGTTGGGAACTATAGCCAATTGCACCTGTATCAATATTCCATTTTCCTGTGGGAAAACCTGCGTATCCGACACTTGTATACGCGGATCGTATCCGGCCACACGTTGAATTTCATTTTCTATAGCTGTAACCAATGCAGGTGATTGATTTTCAAATAAGTTATCCCACAGCGTGGTACCAAATTGTGGACGTCCGGGCAGTTGTCCTTGTCTAATGTTTAGTCCGTTCAACAAGTCACGCTTGACCAAGTCTTCATCTAACAATGTAAACTTTTTATATTGATCTTGAGTGTTGAATCCAATAAATGTCGGCATAGTCTAGTATTTAACCCTGTCTTGAACCGCGTGAAAAGCGGAAAGTTCCATCATCTGGGTTACTTGGCGGTATAGCAATGTCTATATTTCCAACGGCGGCAATCAACTCAGCTGCCGCGACTGATGCAACAATGTCAGCTTCTATGGCCACAACGTTGGCATACTCTAATGTGGGTATTTTAGGATTGTCGATGGTATCTGCAACTGCCTGATCAATTTGTGTTCTAATTACTGTGTTGTCAGAGCTTGCGGCTGCTGGTGCTAATAGTAATTCATCACCGTATGTAGCAACAAAATCCATAGCATAAATTCCTTGTCGACCGGCAACTTCTATGGCCGAAGACAATGCAAGATCAGCTGTTCCTTGAAGATATGCAACCATTGCATCAACGCCATATCTCACTGCGGGTTGCAAGAAAGCAGCAATAAATCTAGCCTCTTCGTCACCGACAATGATTTCATAGTCAACTAGTCCTTGATATGCTCCGTCATACAGTGCTGTTTGAACTTGCTCTTGCAAAATAGGAGCATCCAAATAGTCAGTCAAACTGTTGATACTGTATGCGCCTGTCCATACCGCTGGTGAGTTTAATACTGTAATAGTCATGGCAGGATCAGTTATAAGATCCAATGCAGCAGGTTTTATCAAGCCAACCAGAACCAAATTGGCCGGTGTTTGTCCGTAGAGTCCTATTCCCCTAGTGGCTATATCGGCACCGGCATACACTGCCTCACCATTGGTGGCAATATACCAGTCTGGCAATAATTCTCCTGTGATATCAGTAGATGTATAAAAGGCCGCTGTTCTAGCCTGTGCTATCAACGCTGTAACTTGTCCTGTGGTTAAAATAGTGGTCATGATGTGGTTGGTACTGTTTGAGTTGCTGGTTTTGTTCCAAGGAATTCAGCTTTGTTAACTGGAGATATAACCGGCCTAGTGGCTATCCTGTTGAATGCAGCTCGTGCCAATTCAGTATTGTTTGCTACTCGCGGAACTATGACTGTGCTGGTAGAAGTTGCTGATGCAACTGCATTGGCTGACGTGTCATTTAAATTGGTAGTAACATCAACTCCACTGTTGTGTCCTTTGAATGGTTCGTGAGTAGGAGCTCTAGTAACAATTGTTGACAAAGTTCCAGGTTCTGACACCCAACCTTTGTTGGTTACCCATCGAACATCGGCCAATTTAAATCCGCTCATGCTGGCCACTGGACTGACTGAGGCCGCGGCGCCACCATTTAGATTAATAATTGACGCTTTGAGATTCAAACTTGCACCGGCATTCCAACTGCCAGATTTGCTTTGCAACGCCAATGCACCATCACTTCTAATGCCAACCCTGGTTTGACCATACATGGCGATTGCCTGGGCACTGCTTATGGTAATGCCTGCAACTCCTTCCAACTTGAGTTGAGCATTGGCTTTTAATTTGATACTGCCACCTGCATACATGTTGATGTCTTTGTCAGCATGTAAGTTTAAGGTACCTTGTGTTCTGACATTGACTGAATTGGTGCTGTAAAGATCTATAGTTCCGTTTTGTCCCAACTCGATCCAACTTTGACCATTGGCATGACAAATGTAAAAACAATTGCCGTCATCACTCATGGTTATTTGATGGCCCTTGGCTGTGCGTATCCGCACCAGGGTGTCTTTGCCCGACAGGTCGCCGTCGTCCATGACCAAGGTATGACCACCCATACGACCAATTACCACTATGTCTTGCGGTTTCACTGCGCCTGTTTCTAACTGTCTCTTGATTGTTTCTGGTTGCAGGCCGCCTTGGTATATGGGCTTGCCGGGAGTGCTGATTCCATAGACCGAACTGGGGCTTTCTCGTTGACTGCTGCTTTTTATAGGTCCACGCACAGTGTCGGTGATTAATCCTTGTTGTAAAAATGTTCCGGCAACAACACCTTGCACTGGCTTCTGTTGATCATAAAACTTAGGATTTTGATTGATACCTTTGTTTAATTCATTGATTTCTACCACCGGCAATTGCTTGGCATCCGCAAACAGTCCTGATGCTTTGGCTGTGCTTGATAGTGCATACTCTTTTGTGTCTACTGCACCAATTGCTGGAATCATGCGATTGATTCCGTTGACCGGCACACACCCTACATAAAAACCCTTGCCAGGATCGCCGCCCACAAAGAAACACAATACTTGAACTCCAATGTCAGGTGGAGTAAACCACATGCCGTAACTGTTGCTGTTGCCTGGGTATGTGCCAACTCCGGCGCTGGTGCCCAGTGGTGCTGTTGCTCCATAAAAAGGTGGACAATAACTCACTGTGCGCCATAAACTGGAATCGCTAAGATTCGGTGTGCCGTCTTTGTTGGTGGCCCCAAACTGATCGATATACACCTGCAAGCGACCACTGCGTGTGGTGTCTACATTGCTGACCACAGTGCCAATATACGGACCCATTTCCGCAGGCATGCCACCACGATCAAATTTGTAGTTCTGCGGACGACCTCGACTGCGTTGTATATTCTCTGACATGCTTTATCCAAAAAAATCATTTAAATCTGCGGGTGTGCTTCGTGGAGCATCCAACAGACGTGGTGTTTCGGTGTTCCTGGCCAACAGATATTCATTGGTTGATGCTGAATCACCGGAATCATCGGTACCTGCCATGGTCTGATTACTTACCGGGTTCACTACCGGTGGCCTTTCAATATCTACTATTTGCGGTATACCCAATCTGGAACGGATATAAGGATCTGTAGGATCGGCCGCGCCCAGGGCCGCTATTTGTTCAGCGGTCAATCCATAATAAGGATCCACCACGGCGGCTTCTCCTGCTGTGTTCACTGTGTTGTTTAGCTTAGATGGTGCAGTAAACACCCGATTTAGCAAGCCCACAACCTGATTGCTACTGGTAGGTAGACCTGGTAAGATCGACGGTCTAGTTGATTGTCCACCCAACACGTTTTGTGCTACAAAATTCACAGCGGCATTGGTCACCGCACCCACTGCCCCATTGACCGTGGTTGGTATCCAGGCCGGCATTGCAAATCCTCCAACGGCCGCTGTGGCTGAAGAACCTATTCTGCTGGAACTGATGGCTGTGATAGCCTGTTGCTGAAGAAAATCTGTAGCGGCCGCTGCTGCCTGATTGTCTGCTGTGGTTTTATCTAACAGTAAACTGCCTTTGAGTTCTTGTGTGAATTTACCTTTGGTAAAAGTGCTGTAACATTCTTTGGCAATAAATGTTCTGTTGATAGCAGCTGGGCCGCCGGCACGACCGGTTACGGCTGTGGCGTCTGTTCCAGCACCCGATGATGAAACGGCTGTACCAGTGATGGTTTGTAATCCAGTGTTGAGATTATAGTCATCAGCTGAATTAAAGGCAACACGATATACAATTTGTCCTGCATCAAAATTTATTGTGCCGTCGGCCAAGAATGCACTAAAATAATCAGAATTGCCAATAGGAATGCCAACAAACGCTTCGCCTTGTTGCAACCAAGCTGGATCACCTACAATGGTCATCGTGCTGTCTTTGAAGTCAGCCGGATTTAAAAGTTGTTCAGCTGCATTGGCCACTGGTTCGTTGGTTTTGCCGTCGGCACCTTGACTGCTTTCTACACTGCGTGTTTGATAACTGTATTGTATTTGATCTTCAGGACTGCCCGCTGATCCACCGGTTATCTTGTTGAAATTTACTCCGGACAAAGTCAAGTAATATAAATTGTTCAAAGTTTCTTCATAGTTTAATACCGAAGTATTTTTGCCAGTGAACCAATAATTATATTCTTTTTGCACGCCAGTAAATGTTGGTTTGGGAAAATATTGACTGTTGAGCTGTGCAATGCGATATGGACTAATAGTGTATTTGATGTTGTAGGCAAAGTCGTTTCGCTTGGGATCATACTTGTCAAATTGCGGTGTGGCCTGAAGATTGATTTTAAACCAAGCTACATTTTTTGCTGCGGCACCATTCTTTAACAGTTGTCCACCTTCTTCGTCATAAACAACCAACTGTTGATCTTCAAGGTAAGAACTGTTGCGAACAATCTGATCCAGCAGTTGCACAATTTGCATGCCGGCTGTGGCAGCTTGCACACGACTGTTAGTGTCCACACTTTGTTTGGCACCCAACTTTTGATCAGCTGCTGTGTTACCAACAGCATTGCTGGTTTTACTGCGATCCAGGCCGCCGGGTTTTTTTACCTTGGCATTTTTTAATCCTGCGGTGGCGAACTCCACAGAGTAAACATCTGGATAGGTATAAGGAAGATCGGCGCCCGGACCTGATAGTTGGCGTTGATAATTGTTGAATGCCGCAACCAGCCCTGTACGAAAAGATGCTTGAGCCGCGCCGGGTATGGCACCGGCTGCGGCCGGTGCTGGAAAAAGTTGCCCATTTGCAGTTTCTACCGTGTTGGCACTGAAATTCAAAGTGCCATTTAACAAATCGTTTAAGGTCTGGCCACTAAGTTCAATGTTGTACGGTATAGATCCACGTTTAGATCCCACGTTGATGTTGTAGTGTAATCCTATAGCTTTGACATCGTATTCAACCAGTTTGGTGCCTACTTTGAACTTAATGTCTTTGATTTGAATAGGAAAGAATTTTTCAACAAATGCATTGGCATCAGTGGTTGCATTGGCCGTGTTGAGATTGCCCGGAGCTCCTCTGACCAGATTTCCATTTTGATCGTATCCATAAAATCTTATTACCATTAGATATACCACACTGGAAAAACTTTTTGTAGTTGTTATATCTGGATAAAATTGTTGTATTGCTTTGGTCAAGTTGGGAATAAGAGTTATACCAGTAGGCTCGGTAATGGTAAAATCTACATCAACCACATTGTGGGTTAAACCCACTGCCTTACCTATTATTTTAGATTGCAGTTTGACTGTCTCAATGTAATAGTCATTGTTGAAATATGGTCGTCGACTTCCGGTAGGAATACCTGCACTTTGCATCAATAGCCAACAGCCGTTTAAATTTTTCCGGCCAGTGGAGACCATGGTTTCGTAAGCTTCTTTGGTGACAAGATAAAGAGAAACACCATAGGTATAGCTGGCATACTGATCCAACACATTGGGCAAGGGTGTTATTGGCGAATTAGTAAAAATTGTATTGATTTCTTGTTGCGTTGCATTTGGAGTTCGTGCTTGACCAGAATCTTCCCCAGGAGCTCCGGCACCTGCTTGTGTGTTGGCCGGAGGTGCAGCCAAGTCAGGGGATGGAATAGCATTGTTTCTACGTAGGCTCGATCCACTGCCGGCGAATTGTTGTGCGGCAGCCAATTGTGCCTGTGTCAATCTACCAGGGCCGCCGGTGGCCTGTGTTTGACTAAGAGGTCTAACTGGTGCATCCAGTCCCTGATTTACATTAGCGGCCCCTGTGGCAGAATCACCTGGTGGGATGGCATTGGTGCCGGAAGTGGTGTCGGGCACTGTGGCTATTCGACCATCGGATTGCAGAACCTGGCGGGGATTGTCAGGCGATTGTGGCAATGAACCTGGTGCTGTAGCCAGTTGGTCATCTCTAACTAAATTGCCAGAGCTAGCAGTATTGACTTGAGCAGCGGCGGCCAGTTGCT